GTACAGACTTACTAGCGCGTGCGCGCGTTTTTAGAAGGAAAGAGTAGTTGCTGAACAGGGACGATCGTCCCTGTTCGTTTAAGGGTTTAACGTCGGTTAATTCGATTGGAGGATTTCAATGGGTGACGGATACGCGACGATGAGAGCGGTTGCAGGTGAGCGTGTGACGGCAGAAGTTCGTCCGAACGTGACGGTGCATATCAGCGATATCAACAACAGCGTCATGCAGCTTTTCGAGCGAGCGAAGATGCTGGAGGATAAGTTGGCACCGGTGTTGGTTCCGCCGGTTCCGGAGGGCGATCAGAAGTTGGCGAACGGTGTCGTGTCAATGTCACAGGTGAGCAACGATCTGTGCAGCATCGGTGGCAGGCTTCAGGAGTTAGAGCATCTTCTGCGGCGGATCACCGAGCGCGTCGATATTTGATTTGGCTGGTTCACAACTGAATAGGAGTGCGGCAAACCGAAGCCCGGATCACGCAAATGATCCGGGCTTCATTCACAACTGTGAGGAGGTCTTTCAGATGCGACCTGAAAGAGCGAGCGAGAGTAATATACCCGACGGGGGTATATCTGTCAACCGTCTAATTGCGGATGCGGTGTCAGCGTGTCCGGTTCGGCTATGCAGAGTTGGCTTGCAGGTGCGCGCGGACGCGACTGACGAGCAGTTGATGCTGGCGGTCCGGAACCTGTTCAAGTTATCTGCGCGCGTGAATATCTTCGTGTACTACTCGCTCGGCGACGTGGTTTCGCATTTACCGCCGCGCAGCGCTCGCAGGAATGCCTTTGTGGAGATGGTGAAGCGCGAGGTCGGAGAGTCGTACGCGGTGCGACTGACGGAGTTCGGGAAGATCGCCCGACGTTGGCCGCACGATCGGCGTAACGAAGATTTGCCGTGGGCTTACTACCGGACGCACAAACCGGGGAAACCGGGGCAGCCGGACGTTAAGATCGAGCCGAAGGATTTGCCGCTTACTGATCGATCAGTGACGATCGAGGACGGCCTGGAGATTGTGCGGTACAAGGGTCCGAGTGGGCGGGTGTTTGTCTATCGTGGCGAGGTGAAGCCATGAGCAAAAACAGAAAATTCAAGCGTTCATCGAAGAAGCAGGCGGACGATCTACTTGAAAAGATTTACGATGAAGCGCGAAAAGATGTGTTGCGAGAGATAGCGGCATCGTTCGGGCACGACATTGAAGAGTGTGGACGTGTAGCGGCTGAGTTTCCGCCAGAACGCCGCAAGTGGGGTGAAGCAGTACCGTGGGGCGCATACGTTGCAGTTTTGGGGATGCCTGCATCCGATCAGGACACGCTACTCGAATATCACGCACAGCACGGGCAATTCCCGGACGGGTTCTTTAAGAGAGCAGACTGAGGTTCAGGAAGCGATAGGAGCGCAACCGGAATGATGCATCAAGAGACTGTGAGATTTTTAGAGTGGACGCCGCAGACTGTCACCGACGTTGAACCCGACGTGTTCGTGTTCAAGCCGCGCGGCAATAGAGTTTGGGTGTGGGTACTGAAAGCCGTCTGGAAGTTCTTGGTCGATATGGGGGTTGTCAAGCCGAACCGCATCAGCCACACGACGTACACACAGCGCGTCTTGGAGCCTGGTTCGTTCGTTGAACGGCTGTTCGCGCAGCGGTCGTCGCTGATGGAGCATTTTCGGAAAGACGGTCGCCGCGTCTTGATCGGGGCCGAGGACTACCGCGAGTTGATGCGAGAAACCGAAGCCTCGATGACGCACTTTCAGTTCGACGCCCAATACCAGTCCTGCCAGGACGGTAAGCGGCGAATATTTGGCATGACGGTTGAGGTGATCCCGTGGATGAAGGGATGTCTCGTGATGCCGGAAGAGCATTCGGCGGCTGTGGTCAGTGACAGGCGGTCATTAAGAATGGGGCCGCTATGAGCGACATAGCAAAGATGCGTAAGGAGATGGAACTGCCGCCAACCCCCGACGGCATTCCGATCGGCCAGCAGCCGACGAAGCCGTGTGAGCATGATTTTCTGTTTCTGCGCTCGGAAGTGCCAGATGAAACCGAGATTGCCCACGTGGATGCCTACACAGACGTATTCTACTGCCGCCGGTGTCTGGAGTATCGCGAGGTGAAGCGGTGATAATCAGACATGAACACACCGATCGCCGCATCATGCGACTGCCGGTGACGCCGGAAATGCTCGTCTTGATGTGCCGGTCGAACGAGCCGTGGCAGGTGATTGGGAATGCGTTGCCGGATGATGCGCGCGCCGTTGGATCGTCATACGACGCCATGAGGAATTGCTTTCAGGTGTTCATCCACAGCGCGGCATACGAATTGGTTCCAGAGTTCGAGGAAGTGCCAGAAGTTGCTATGCTGACGTTTAAGCGGTGGGACGGGATGAAATGATCCACCGCCTAATCTGCCGCATTTTCGGACAGCACTCGATGTACCGCGTTTATGAGGAAGATCACGCGGATTACGCACACATGAAGTGCCGGTATTGCGGGCAAGATCAATGGCACCGCGAGCATGGCATTCTGTGGACGCCTGCGCCGTGGCCTAAGCCGCCATGCCGTCCGCGTCCATTGTTGGAGTTGGTGATAGACGAATGAACGATAACCCAAGCACCTATGCAAACCCGCCCAGCGAGCCGCCGTGCACGCTGGAAACCATGAAGCAGATCATGGACTGGTTCGAAGATCGAATGCCAGCGGTCCCGGTTTCAATTTCCGTTCATCCCGACTATCTCGACTTGTTCAAGGCGAACCTGCGCGAATCGGGGTTTGTGCGATCGACGCAAGCGAACCCGATGTGTGGGCTGCCTGTGTTCGTAGACGGTGAAATCGCTCCGCCGTGGCGCGTGAACTATAGAGACGGCAAATGACCGCCCACGACCGCCGCTGGCAGACCTTCCTGCGCCTGAAGAGCACGCGCGAGGCGACCGTTCACAACGTCACGCGTCTGCAACGCTGGTATTTCCTGTGGTACTACCTGAAACGAGAAGGTTGGGAACGCATTAGACGTGGCCGAAGGCAGCGCCAGATAATCTACGTGGAAAGCGCAGAAGAGATCAGCATGGAAGAGTTCGAGCGATTGATTACGCACACGGATGTCGTGAGGCTGTAACGTTGGCGGGTCAAAGCATGGGCGGCGGCGTACCGCTCCCTGAACTGAAGGAACGGCAGGAGCGGAAGAAGGCCGAGCGCGAGCTGCAGAGCGTGGTGAACGGCACGAACAAGAAGCCGATGTCACCGGCGCTCGAAAAGATGATCCGCGAGGAGTTGCAGCGTAAAGGCGCTCTGCCGCCGGACGTGAAGCCGTGGGACCCGAAGGACAACCCGAGGGACGCGTTCGACATATCCTCGCTTCGCGGTGGAGCGCGGGAACTGTGGCACAGCCGCGACTTCCTGGTCGCGCTCGCAGGACCGTCGGAGACAGGCAAGACGTACGGTGCGCTCAAGAAGGTCAACGCACTTCTGTGGAAGTATCCCGGCGCGCAGTGGGTAATGCTCAGGCTTACGTACAGTTCGTGTATCGCAACCTGCCTGCTGACGTACAAGCGCATTGTTGGCGAGAACAGCAAGATTAAGGCGTACGGTGGCGAGAAGCCAGAATGGTTTGACTACCCGAACGGGAGCCGATTATGGGTTGGTGGCCTCGATAATCTCGCGAAAGTACTGTCGGGTGAACGCGACGGATATTACATCAACCAGGCGGAGGAGTTAGGCTTAGATCACATCGAGACCATCACGACGCGCGCTACCGGACGCGGCGCCGTGATGCCGTACACGCAGGTGATCGTGGACGCAAACCCCGGTCCTCCGTCACACTGGATCGTTACCAGCCCCCATATCAGGCTGCTTGAGAGCAGGCACGAAGATAACCCGACGCTGTTCGATTTCGCGCCGGACGACGTGGCGGAACAGTGCGAAGAATGGCCCGATCGGGCTTACAACGGGCGAATAGGGCGATGGACAGATCAGGGGCGACGCTCGCTCGAAATCCTCGGCAATTTGACCGGACTGCGACGCGATCGGCTTTTCTTGGGTAAGTGGGTCCAAGCAGAAGGTGTTGTTTACGACACCTTCGACTACAAAACCCATACCGTGCCAGACTTTAAGATTCCGAAGGATTGGCGACGAATTAGAGTCATCGACTTCGGGTACGAGAACCCCTTCGTCTGTCAGTGGTGGGCGATAGATCCTGACGGCAGGATGTACCTGTACCGTGAAATCTACTTGTCGCACGTCCTTGTGAGCGAGATAGCCCGCGATATCCGAAACCTGAGTGTGGATGAAAAAATCGAGTGTACGATCTGCGACCACGACGCGGAAGATCGCGCGACGCTGGCCGCAGAAGGTATTCGGAGCATTCCGGCGTGGAAGAAGGTTAGCCCCGGCATCCAGGCGGTTCAGGATAGTCTGAAGGTAGCAGGCGATGGTCGGCCTCGGCTGATGATTCTGCGCGGTGCGCTCGATGCGGCGAAACTGACGTTTCCGCTTAAGATGCCGGATGCGGACCTGGCGGAAAAGAAGAAGCCGACGCGGACAGCGGAAGAGTTTACGTTCTACGTATGGGCCAAGGATCAAAGCGGAAAACCCAATAAGGAAGAACCCGTCAAAGAATTCGATCACGGGATGGACGCCTGCCGCTACGCCTGTGCGTATGTGCGCGGACTAGCGAAGAAACGAATACGGGCGGCATAAGAACACCCTATGGCACAAGAACTAGTCAAAACGAAGGTTGCCATAGCGAAACAGGATGACCTGCCGGGGTTCTGGCCGAAAGTCCATGCTGACCAGAAGATGGTCTTCGATCAGGGTTCGTGGGTCAACAGCAATCTTAGCGGAAATCTCTACAGCAGCGGCAACCAACTCTACGACATCAGCCCAGGGACCGCCGTCAACTACGGACGGCTCGCGGGGCCGTATTGGGCGAACAGTGCAGCGCAGGCGGTCTTAAACTGGATTATCCGGGCATGGCCGGAGAGTTACCCGTGCGTTAAGAAGCCGGGTGAGGGTGGCAAGAAGCTCGTCGTCTCGGACCATCCGCTGACGCGCATCCTGATGAACCCGAACGACTTCGACGACGACACGACCCTCTGGGGCGGCACCGTCATCAGTTTCTGGTGCGAAGGGAACGCGTACTGGCAGATTATTCGAGATCGAGGCGGGCGCGTCGCGCAGTTCGACTACATCCCGCACTGGGCGATCAGCCCGTACAGGCACCCCGACAGCAAGAGCCGGGGGCCGGACTACTATCGCATGTGGACGACGACCGGGCCGATCGAAGTAGACCCGGCCGACATCGTGCATTTCCGGTTCGGCGTCGATCCGTACAACGACCTGCTCGGCATGTCGCCGTGGAACAGCGTCAGCCGGGAAGTGTACACCGATAACGAAGCGTGTAACTATACCGCGACGACACTCCGAAACCGGGGCACTGCGTGGATGATTGTCAGCCCGAGCGCGGCCGACGGGGAGATCGACGAGCCGGAGACGGTGAGGGATTTGATCGA